AGATATCAGTACCATAGTTAGAAGCAATCTTCATCTGCCTTGTAGAGCCAGCATAAGGTTGGCCACCAATTAAATTAATTGGGACTAAACCATATGGAGCGTCAACAGTTGGATAAGCCATAATAAACTCCTAAAATCAAAATTTAACCGTTACCACGAGAAACAGTCGAACGTTTGTCACTAAATAGTGGCATACGAGGATTGTTATCCCGCATGAAATTATTGTCTACCGCCTGCATCTGTTGTGAGTTTTGGTTTTCATAATACTTATTCCTACTCTCAGCAGTTTCAGTCGGTATTTTGCAGAGAATCAGACCACCAGATTCAATGTTTCCACTTTTATTGCCACTAAAACCATATTCAGTAACAATTTCTGGATGTTCTTCTGCTTTAACTGGAACCCAACCTTCACGCAATTTGATTGACATGTTTCTGTCATCCTTCTGCCCTAATAATGAAACTCTCACCCAACGGAATCGAAATCCATTTTGGGGCTTCGGGTCTGGCAATTGCTGTGGTGGAACCCAGCTTTTCACTCTCTCTGTTTTATCTCTTGTATTTAGCTCTCTGCTAGAACGTGTTTTTGACTGTGTCATGTGCATCTCCTTTATCTATTAAGTTGGGCAACTTGTTTTGCATATTCCTCTAAAGGAACACCTAATTTTTTAGCTAGGCTAACTTGAGTTGCGGTTAACGTAATTTTTTTAGAAGACGGGTTACGCTTAACAGGTGCTACTACATTATTTGGCGTAATTTTGGTTTTGGGAGCTTGCTCTATCAAATCTGAGTCGCCTTCTTTCTCTTCAACACTAACATCTTCAAATTTGTCGGGAAACAAGTTCCGCATATTTTGGTCTATATAAGCCCAGTATTCCTCACTTCCAGAGACTAATTTCTTAGTATCAACTGCGTCTTGATGTAGACCTTGGGCTGTTCCAGTCATGATTGAATCACTACCAAACCATGTATTTTTTGATACCCAATCTTGAGTAAGTTGTACATGTTTTGGGTCAGGTGCAGGAACATTTTGCCCATTTCCTTGATTATATTGATTTTGCTGCGTTTGTAAAGTACTTTCTTTCATTTTATATTGTGGGGTGTAGCTTTCCCACTTGTGTTTCAACGCAGTTGCATTTGAAATAGAAGCTTGTGCTTCAGCCATAGCTTCTGGGTCATTATCTTCATATGCTTTTTTAAATCTAGCTTTACTTTCAGATAACGCTAACTCAGCTTTATCTTGAGCTTCTTTAATTAAAGTATCTTCACCTGTTGAAAGGTTTTTCTTTAATTTTTCATTCTCTTTTTTTAACGCTTCAGCATAACGAAAAGCTTCAATAGCTTCTCTTTCTTTAGACTCTTTAGCTCTTCTTTCGTCATGGTATTCACGCTTCAGCTTATTTATACGTTTCTGAACGTTTTCACTATATTTATCTAACTCATCTGGGTTTTGTTCTTCAGATTCTGTTTTTTGTTTTTCGTCAGATGTTTCTTTATCTTTATCGAGGACTTTTCTATCCTCTTCGGGCATGTCATCTTCTATTTCAAATTCAACTTCTTGATTTTCAGATTCAACATTTTCCTCTTTAGTTTCGTCTTTTATTTCTTCTGCCATATTCCCTCCTTATACATTTAAAAGGCCTTTAGGGTCTAGTACTGTACCCTCTATGGCATCATCATTTAACATACGAAACTCTTCTCCGTCTATTGTCATGCGAGTCCCAGAATAAGAACGCATAATTACCCAATCGCCATCTTTACACCAAGGGCCATTTGGAAATTTTTCTTTATCTTTATAAGCATCTGGGCCAAGTCCTAAAACGAATCCAACATTAGCGGCAGTAGCTTCTCTTTCAAGAGTGCTAGAAGCTTTAATAATACCACCTGATGTTTTTTCTTCAATTTTAGGTAGAGCAACCAACATTTTATAACCTGCTGGTTTTGGTAAACGATTTGCTCGTTTATCGTCTTTTTCCTTTTCAGGAACTTTTTCAACATTTGTATCTGTCATGGAATGTCCTCACTTTTTGTTGCAGCATCAATTAAATCAAGAAAAGTCCTCTCAGCTATTGCTAACCCTTCTATCACTCCCACAAGATGCCGATATTGTGGAAAATCCTGTGCGCCACCTGTCGAAACAGTATCAGCGTAATCATTCATAATTTTTCGCACTTCCTTTTTAAATTCCTCCTCAATAGAACTCATTTACTCTCCTTTTGATATTTGTAGACCTAACTTAATCCCTTCTACTTTTTGTTTCTCCGTTAGTTCCTTTTCTTGTTTAGCTAACTCAACACCAAGTTTAGCCCCTTCAATATTTGCATCAGACCTAATTTTTTCTTCTTCCAATTTAGCATCGGTTTGGTCTTTCTGTATCTTACGTTGTAACTCGCCTTGCTTTAATGCAAGTTCTTGTTGCTGCATTTGTACTATTGGGTCTTGTGCTTTTTGTTGCGCTTTCTGCTGCGCAGCTTGGGCTTGTGACTGTTGTAGTACTTGCTGTGATGCTTGAGCCATAAGTTTAGACACTTCAAACTCTAAATCTTGCGGCATCTTAGCATTCGGTTGTGGTAACTCTGCACCCATTTGTTTCTCAACTTCCGCTCTATACTGCATAGCCACATGTTCAGCAATATGCGCAGATAATGCTCCTTGTATGGCGTTTGCCATAGGATTCTGACCTATTAACTGTTGTATTTGTGGGTTTTGTGCGGCTGTCATATGTGTCTGTATATGTGCTTGATGGTCTTGATACAAGAAAGCACGTACAGGTTTACCTGTCATTATTGCCATATTTTCAGATACTGGGTCTTTTGGTTCCATATCGTCAACAGTAGGTACAAGTTTTTGAGCATCTTTAATACCTAGTGTTTGTAGCATCTGCTGATGTAATAATGGTAAATCATATAATTGTGGAGCTTGTTGTGCTAACTGTAGTGCAGCTTGATATTGAACCACACGCATTGACATAGTTGAAGCATTGGGGTCACTAACTGGAATAACCTCAACTGACTCATAGTCTTCACGTTTGATTGCTTCATCATCTGCGTCATATTCATACTCCTCTGATGTGTGGTCTGCGATTATATTTTTTAAGAGTTTAAACTCCATCTTCATAGTGTTATGCATACGAGCTTGCACAGCACTCATAACTTTTAACATTCTTTCAAGTATCGCAAGAGTAGTTCCTACAGGCGCTTCACTATTTAAGTCTACGGATTTAAAATCAGAGATTGCTGCCATGCTTCTACCTTGGTCAACTATATTTTGGAACAATGCCAAAAGAGTTTGTGATGGCTCCTTGTACGGGAGGAATGTGATATTATCAAGGATTTTTCCACCTGGAACATCTACGTCCCTAAACTCTCCTGGCATTATTGGAGTATCGTCACCTTTAATACGAAGGCCCCTAGTTTTTAATCCACCTGGTAAATTATTTAATGTTCCTGCATCAACTAACTGTCGAAGTAAAGAAGTGCTAGACTTAGCATGCCCGCCAAGTAAATGAATAAGTCCAAATCCATAGAATCCAAATCCTGGTATATAAGTATAATGTACAAAGTGATTACGCTTACGTCTTAATTCATCATCCTCTTTCCAGTTACGATAAATAGAAAGCACTTGTAAAGAATTACGCTCAATAGTAATCACATAAGGTAATGCAATTTGATTCGGGTCTTCACCTAAATCATATTCTACATGCATCTCTAATAATTCATATCTATCATCTTCAGATATATCTACACCCTCAACTTCGTCTTTTTTCTTCTGTATAGATGTACGCATAAAACCTGGGTCACCTAAATCAATCGATGAATAGAAATTATTAACCTGTAAAAACTTTATTTCGTTTTCAGTTTTTCTCATAACGTGTGTCACACGCGAAGCTGTTGTTATATCTGAAGAACCATAAGCTACAATTAAATCTTCCGCTGGAATAAACTGTGCTGTCTGTCTACCCATAGCTGGGTCAAAATAAATTTTCTTAAATGCAGAACCTGCAATGGCTAAATTCCAAAGCATTCTCTCATGCTCTGGTCTATATTCTGTCATTTGTTCTGTGAGACGATAATTCATATCATCTCTAACTCGACTTGAAGTTTCTTCTTTTTGTTTTGTTTGCTTTCCAATAATAGTTGTTTTAACTGGGCCAGCAGCGGGGAATGTTTCTGTTATTGCTTCAGATTGAAAGCGCACAACTGCTTCAGATAATAATGGGTGAAATACACCACATGCGCCATCCCAAGGTTCAGTTCTTTCCTCTATGTTTAAACCAAGAAGCTCTAATCCATCTTCATAAGTTTGTTTCCACTCACTTAATGATTCATTATCTGCTTCGAACATTCCAACTAAGTCGTCAGAAATTTGATTAAGTTGGTCTATATCTAAATTATCAGCAAGGTTTTGACTAAAGTCACCTTCAAATACAGGGTCTGTTGTTTTATCAATAGTAACTTCAACGCTACCATCTTCATTCATTTCTATTTCAATAGAATTATCCTGTTCTTCTTCTACTTCTATTTCTTCTGTAGGTTCTATTTTAGTTACTTCAATACCTATTGCTTTATCTATAGCCATAATTTATCCTTCGTCTAGGGTAAGAGGTGCAGCTAGTTTAGCTTTTTTTGCTTCAATGCCCTCTAATGCTTCAATCTTTTTTGTCAGCTTCTGGATTACCTCATCTCTTTGGGCTAACTTTTTAATTAACGATTGGTGAAGTTGAAAATCTAATTCCATTACATCAATCATTCTTTCTGCTACTTTTTTATTGTACTCAAAAAACTCATTTAAATCACTCATTTTTCCTCCTAATAATATGCCGCTTTACGTTTTCTGTACCAAGGTATTTCTTCATCTTCCTCGTCTGAATATAACCTCACAAACCCACCTTGTCTAAAACGAAGTAGAGCTTGTGTTGTTGAATCTACATAGTCATCATGGTCGCCTGCAGGGAAAGCTGCGATTTCTTCTACAACTTCTTCCGCCCACCTACTTGGTGGTGTCCAAACAATACCTGATGCAAAAATATCTGTTACCGCGTTTACTCTCGCAATCTTATCATTTCCTCTACTTGGTGTAAACTCGGATACTGGAACCCCCATTGCCCTTAATTCAAATACAAGTGGCGCACCTGCAGCTTTTGCCTCTACAATTAATGCATCGGGCTTCCATTCTTTATACATGTTATAAGTTGTTTCCTTTAATTCTGGAAACTCCATACGTTTTCTGTACGCATCGAGTAAAATTATGTTCGATGTTTGCTTTCCTGTGTCTTCATCAGTATGGTAAAAGACCCCCCACGTAGTACAAGCAGAATAGTCTGCTCTATTTGTCTTTAAAAACGCTGTATCCCACGATTGAATTACAAATTCACAAGGTGGTGGGTTATCATTTTCCCATATGTTCCACCATTCGCGCTTAATTAACGCTCCTTCTTCAGATGTTGGTGCTTGTTGGTACTGTGCTTGCCATTTTGATAGTGGGAGTTGTGTTTTTAGTGCTGTTAGCTCGTCTTTACTCCAAAACTCAGGCCACAAAGGTTTGTTTGATGGCATAATAGCAGGAAACTCGATAACTTCCCAATCATCTCCACCTCTTTGCGCACTTGCTTTAATAACTTGACCTGTTAAATCGCGTTTTGACCACCTTGTCATTACAATGACAATAGCTCCCCCTGGCTGAAGTCTCTGCCGTGGGCCAGACGTGTACCAGTCATATACTTTATCATAAACTTCAGGGTTTGTTTCAGCAATTACTGCTTCTTGTTCCGAGTGTGGGTCATCAATAATTAACAAATCAGCACCTTTACCAGTTACAGCACCGCCTACACCTATCGCGAAGTACTCTCCGCCATGATTTGTACTCCATCTACCCGCTGCTTTTGAGTCTGCTTGTAGTTGTACTTCATCAAATATACCTGCAAACGCTTCACCACCTACCAAGTTTCTTACTTTTCTACCAAAACCTACTGCTAATTCTGCGGTGTGTGAAGTTTGAATTACTTTTTTACGGGGAAAACGCCCTAAAAACCATGCTGGTAATAAATAGGAAGCAAATTCACTCTTTGTATGTCGTGGTGGCATGTTAATTATGAGTCTTTTTGTCTCTCCTTCCGCTACCCGCTCAAATGCTTTAGCTATTTTTGCATGATGGCGACCTGAAATAAATTCAGGCCACATTTGTTTTACGAAAGATAAGAATCCTGTCTTTGATTTAACCTTACTTCGATTATTAAACAGGTCAAGAAGGGCTATTTTTTCTTTTAGAGGTAGGGACTTTACGTTATCTAAATCAATATCTTCGATATTATCCATTAATCTTCGGTAGTCTCCCTAACTTCTTCAGTAAATTCAGCATCAGAAATATCTTCTGCTTCTTCTTCAAGTTCTAACACTTGTGCTTCAACGGTTTTCTCATGCATAAGCTCTTTAATTTTTTGCTCAAGTAATCTATCAACTTCTTCTTCCTGATAGTTTTTATGAACAACTTCTTTTTTCTCAACAAAGAGTCCAACTTCCCCAACTTTACCAAGGAGTTCTAATGCGCGTAGTCTATTGCGACTATCTCCTGTATCAGCTTCAAGTAGTAATTTATTTACAACAAAGGTTCGTATTTCCTCTGGGTCGTCTAGTGGGCTACTTTTTTCTTTTATAGTATTGGCTACTTCTACTCCACTCATAGAGCCTAAGTAATGTTTTTTACACGCCTCTTCAAAATCAGAAACTATATTCTGACCTCTATTTAAAACTTCACTATATTCTTTCGATGAAAAATCCACATCTACATGTGGTATATGCACACTTCCTTCTGTCTCCAATATCGGCATGGGTTATCCCAAGTAATTATCCACTTATAAGTCGAAGTATAAAATATATAAATATAAAAGGCAAAGAAAAAAATATTATAATAGAAGTTACACCACAAAGAAACATATGAAAAAGAAACCCTAATTCTAGGAATCGCTCTATTCTGTTTCTCACTCGTAGATACCTTCGTCTAACAAACATTCGTCATATATCTGTAAACCAATAGCATTTGGATTCTCTAACATTCCTTTATACTTTTCTGGTTTATTTAGTTTTAGATGCATTAATTCTACCACTCTTCTATCTACTTCGTGAAGTACGTCTTGCTCAAATGGGGTGAGCATCCTATTTGTTTTTACCGATGGTATTAGGTCATGGTTTCTAATATCCGCAAAGGTTACTGCTAGGTGATATATTTCTTCACACCGTTTATAGGGGTCTAGGTCATCCAACTTCCAAGCATGTGAATAGGTAAAATAAATCACAGCCCAGAATATAGCGGGTATAAAAAATATAGGTGCATACGTCTTCATTTTTACAGAATACCATATGTGGGGTGGGTATGGAACCAAAAAAAGTGACGGGGGGGTTTCTGGGAAAGTGTATTATCTCTAGTTTCAAAATGTGTTTAATTATTTGTGCAGAATAATATGTATGCGTGCGACAGCATGACACACACCGAAAGGGGGGATAGGGTATGGGTGGGCTAGGTATACCCCCCCCATATTAAGGTTAGTGAGTACTCACTCACATAACTATATACTATCTGCCGACGAATCGGCAAATGCCTTGTATCCCTCTATAAATAGGGCTTTACAGAATGTTGACAATTAGATTTAAAAGTGTAATAATGGTTATAAGAGTTAGGAATTATTCCTAACATTTTTAAACCTGCCGACGAATCGGCAACAACTTATAGAGGTAAATTATGAAAAATGGAAATGCATTAAATATCGATACTAACAATAAATCATCAATAGAACAGTTATATGATTCAATTAACAGTAGTAAACTAACTAAAGATATTGGTGAAATTATTGTTAAAAACTCAATAGCTAAAAGCATTACAGATGAGATTATCGAAAAATCAGCTAACATGATTAAAAAATTAATCCCACTTGAAATGGACGCTAAAAAGTTATTTAAGTCAGTAGAGAAAGGTAAGGGTATTGAAACAGCAGGGTTTATGTATATAGATGTATGCCATAGTGGTTTAATGTTTCAGTTGAAAAATCTGTTATCTAAAACTGAATATAATAGAATAGATAAAGGGTTTTCAAAATTTGTATTAGCAGGACTTTTTAACAGTAATAAAAAAGATAGAGTTGTTAAAAATTTAAAAATTGATAAGTCTATAGCAGATAGGATTGCAATGCCAAAAATGGGAGCTATGATTAATAGAATTCTCAATAAGGCATTTGATAAAAAGACTATCAACATAATTGATGGTGACAAAATAGCTAAAATGGTTACCACTATTGAAAATACTTTAGATGCTGACTCTAATGATACAAGAGTTAATAAATTTAAATCTCAAGAGAGTTTAAAAAAGATAAAGCCACAGTTAGCAAAAATGTTACAGCAAATTAAAGTAACAATAAATACTAATAAATAACAGCAACATCATTTTAATACTCCCACCTACTAGCCCTGCATTTTGCAGGGCTTTTTTTTCGTCTATCGGTTTTATCTTTTTTGAAGCTAGTATGAAGCTAGTAAGTAGAAGCTAGTAAGTAGAAGCTAGTAAGTAGAAGCTAGTAAGAAAAAGACCTGTTCCTAGAGTGTAATTTTTTGGAACAAGGGTGGAACAAAATAAGTTTTTAAAATCAATGAGTTACCCTTGCTTGTTCCTAGAGTGTAATTTTTTGGAACAGACTTGGAACAGACTTAAATATCTGATTTTAAAGGCAAAACTAAAGGCAAAGTCCTGTTATATTATATATTATTAAAAAATAATAAAGACCTATTTTTATATACTACGAAAATTCTTTTCTTTTTTTGTTTTTTTCTCTTTTTTCGTGCTTTTTTGCTTGTTTTCATAACTCCTCTCATTATTTTTTCAAAAATCACAAAAATAGCACCTTAAATCCCTCGTATCCCTTTATCCATCAGGGTTTCGACTGTTCCAACCTTGTTCCAAAAAATTACACTCCGAGAACAAAAACACCTAACTACTTGATTTTATTGGTCGAATCTGTTCCACCCTTTGTTCCACTTTTTTACACTTCAGGAACAGACTTGCCGACATGTCGGCACACCCTTGAAATATTGACAAAGTGTAATTTCTATGATAGACTGTAATTAATGAGTGGGAAAAGCAACTCCCAATTTTTCAACCTGCCGACATGTCGGCAATAACTTACAAGGTAAAAATGATGATTAAAACAAAACGATTTACACCAAAGATGTGGAAACAAGTACGAGGTACTATATTTCCAAAATACAACACACCATCTTATATTGGGTTAGGTGTTACATTGAGAAACAATACAACTTCACTTAACCATGAATTAACCAAGAAAAAATATAGGGGGTACATGTGAAAGAGTTATTTGAAATTTTTGAAGGGGTTAGTTGTAAAGAACTAGCCCTGTATTTTCTAGGTAGCATTGTAGCGATACCATGCATTTGGTTTATTATATGTGTAATATTAACTTTTGGAGGGTGATATGACAAAAGAGGATAAGGTGCATTTAGGGTTTCTTAAGGAACATTTAAGAAAAGGATTAATTTGGTATATGGGTAGTTATACTGATGAATATGTAATAAAAACCTTGAAAAATAGGTTTAAGTATACTGACAAACAAATCGAAAAATTAAGGGGGTAATATGTTTTTTATTTTATTTTTAATGTTGTATGCGTATGGGGTTATGGCACTAGCAAGTTATGACATCTTGACGCAAACTGAATTAGGTTTAAATCTTTTTGTAGCCTTTGCTCTCATACTTTGTTATGTAGGCAGAAAAATATACCTAGCCGACAAGTCGGCAGGTGAGAAAGATTGACAAAGTGTAATTTCTTTGATAGACTATATACATACTAAACATCAGAGAGAAGCAAGTGGAGTTTGAGAGGTGATGGGTTGTAGGACTTTTGAACTCCACATTTTTTATTAACTATTTAAGGTAAAACAAATGAATATTATTACATTCAAGCCGACAGGTCGGCACAAGTGGTCAGGGTATACACCCAAGCCAAACAACAAATTAAAATATCTCAATGCCAACTTTGTAAGATTCCATTCGCATGGTGAAATTGAGAACGATTATTCTTTTATTAATTGTGTGACGATTGCAAAAAACAATCCGAATACTACCTATACTTTGTGGACTAAACGAGCCGAGATTGTTGATAGAGTAAAAGCACAACTCAAGGAACTTCCTAGCAATCTTCTATTGATATACTCAAACCCTGTTGTGGGTGTACCTATGAGCAAACCACCTAGAAATTTTCATGGGGTGTTCAATGTATTTCCAAAGAGTGCCGATAAGTCGGCAAACAACATCAACTGTGAGGGTAAATGTATTGAGTGTCGAGTGTGTTATTCCGATAAACTACATGATGTAAAAGTTATCAACGAGATTCAAAAAGGTAAAGAGATGCAAGTCGGTGATATTGTATGTGGTGGATGTTATTCAGATAAGCATATCAATCAGTACAGAAAAACGATAACTAAACCATTTGATAACAATTCTTATTGGCTACATGATGGGGTGAGGACTATTGAAGAATTGAATGAGCATGTACATACTACGATTGGTCAAGGTAAGATGACGCAAATCAATAGTATCAATTCAAATACAACGACAAACCCATACTGTATCAAGATGATGCAGAAAGCTAGAAAAAAAGCGATAGAGATTGCACATGAAAGGGGGATAGCATGAATATGTTTATTACTGAAATGTACAAGGATGCTTGGAATAAATTTGCTAGATTCAAAGCAGTAACAAATATTGCAAGGGCTATGCCTGATAAGTTAGCAAGTAAGATGGTACTAGAACAAGGTCAGATATTATGTACAGCACATAGAAAATGTGATGAGGTTGACAATGACAAGGCAGTCGACCAGCGATTGTATAAAATTGCTCATGTCAATCACCCTGTATGTATATGGGCTAGAAGTAGTACAGGTAATTATAGATTTTCTTATCTTTTATTTGTTGCATTAGGTCGAGAGTTTTATTATCGTAGAGGTAAGCACCATAAGACTTTTTTGGATTTACATGAGCCGTTGAAGAAACCACCCTATCATTTACCGAATGGGAACTTCACCGAGCCACCACAATGTATGCCTGATGAGTACAAGCATAAAAACTATGCAAGGGCATATCGTAACTATATTATGTACGATAAAGATTACTTATCATGGGATTGGGGCAGACGACCTCCAATGTGGTATTTAGATTCTATTATGGTGTAAGCTATGAGAGGATATAATGGACTGGCGAGAAATATGAAAATAGTTAGTATGATTTACAGGGGGTACAAGTATGTGCCTAAAGATAAACAGATACAGGATACAAAAGGGGGTTGTATTAATGTACCTAAAAAATTTACCACACCAAGTCAATTCAAAGACGAGGTAGAAAAACTCATTGCTCGTAAGAAGTAGGTAGGTTGCGAGGGTAAACAGAAACCTATCACACTTTCATTTTTTACCTTAACAGTTTTCCTAGTTTCTGTAAAAAACTAGGATTTGCCGACATGTCGGCAGGGGATACTATTAATTTTTTAAGGAGAACAATTATGGAAAGAATATCCGAGCATAAAGTAACAGACCTTACTTACGATAAGGCATTGGAGTTATTTAACAAGCAAAATAAAGTCAGGGGTTATCCTGATTCGTATCGTAGGTCTGATAAATCTTACAGGGTGGCAATCAAAGATGATGTAGAGTGTGGTGGATACATTGATTTTTGGCAGTTTGATAGTGACATGAGAGCAAAGAATATACAACAAGAATTGTATACTCGAAGCAAAGACGACACACTTGTACCTAGATATAGTTATTGGCATGGAGATGAAGACTATAGTGATTATACTAGAGAAGATTCACTAAATCAAAAACCCTATGCATTTTCACCTACTCTTAATAGAATGAATGGTCTTGTTAGAGTGTATAAAAATAATTTTATTATGGCTAGTACAGGCTCACCACATGTACCAAATTCTTGGGGTAGAGCTTTCGTGTCTAATCTTTTAAATAGAGATTGGTATGTTATACAAAGGCACAGTAAGTATGACTACTTTAAACATACAGATGGCAAGTATTATTGTACTAATCGTAGTGGGTTACAGCTCCAAGATGGGTATTTAGTTGATGCCTATAGACCAAGAAAAGTAAACTCAAATTTCTATACTGAAGTTGACTTTAAAAAATATGATGAGATATTAGAGCCATACTATAATTGGTTAAAGGATGTAATGTCTACCTGTACTGACAATGAGATACCTAAATTTGAACCTGTAGGTTTGAATTGGGAAGATTTTTCTGTGCGTGGAGTGTTTAAAAAGTATATGAGAAAAACCATAGATAAACTTAAGAATGGTGAATGTACAGATGACGACTATTTAGATTTAACTTGTGTTTTATTAGAGTTTGCACCAAGCAAATGGGAACAACATGGTGTGTTAAATGTTAGAGATAAAGATGTATATGATTATAAAACATATAGAAAAACCAAAAAGTTTGTACCTATGAGTTTGCTACGAAATAATGTGGCACACTTCTTTACTTTGAATGATGATGAAAAAGAAACAAGTGTGTATTTAGAAGTTGGGGTAGGCAAAAGAGCATGGGATACCGAATATCCACATGACCATTGGTCGCACAAAAATCAATAGAGGAGAAAACTATGGAAGATAATGAATCTATAATTAGAACATTTGTAATAAAACTAGATATGCCTATCGTCTTTATAACAAATGCAACAAAAGAACAAGTCCTTAATGCTGATGATTCTACAATGTCTGATGAATGGTGGGCTACCCTAACTGCACAAGCGTTAGAAGAAAAGGGTTATATTTGTAAATATTATATTGGGGAGATGATATGAAAAACACACCAACACCTGTCGGTACGAAAAAGGTTCGTATAACGATAAACGGGAAAAATCTCCAAACAGTAAAACTCTATAATGATTTTGTTGATTGGATACTTTCTGACTACAGTCGTGAGGACTTGATAGAAATGTTAGGTGGTGAGGAAACAAAAGAAGATGTTGCATTAAGTGTCGCAGGAATGTTTCCTAACGAGTATATTGAAAACTATGCAGAAATTGAGCCATTCATTGATGAGGAAAATAAAGGGAAAGATTTTATTTATCGTATTCAAGAAGAGTGGGAAGTTAAATTTGTAGATAGAAAAAGAGCCGATATATTTAAAAAGTTTCAAAGGAGAAAGCTATGAGTAAAATGAAAGAGATACATATAGATATTGAAAATATCTTTGGAAGTTTGGAGACTTATAACGAGGTTTGTTATGAGTTGGATATTGATGAGCAAGATGATGTCTACTATAGACCATATGATGTAAAAGCTATTGTAGATAGAGGGGGTAATATGAATGGCTAGATTATCGAACTACTATAGAAAACTGAAATATAGTGGAATCTTGCAAAGTGTAATATTCTATGGTACAATAGTAGTATTAATTATGGGGATAATTTTTTCTATGTTCGTGTTGTGGGTAATGATACGAATGTAGATTTCAACCTGCCGACATGTCGGCAACAAACAAATAAGGAGAACTTAACATGGCTACACAAACTAAAATTCAAGAGATGTCTGATGTCGAGATAATCGAGACAGCAATCGCTATGCGAGATGCAGAACTTAATCTTGGTATCAAACCAAAGACAATGACAATCAGGGGGATAATGGGTAGTGGTAAAACTACAATCCCACAGAGAATCGCAAATAGATTGGGGTTAAAACTAGTTGTGGTATCTCTACCTACTCAAGCACTTGGTGATACAGGCAATCCAATCGTCAAAGAGATTGATGGTGTAAAAGTCACATCATTTGCTTGGAATGAATATTTCCAATTCCACAAGGGTGAAGCATTTGTACTATGCCTTGATGAAAAAGATAAGGGTATGTTAGAAGTGCGTAATCAGTTTCTTGATGTCATTCAAAAAGGTGAGATAAATGGTGTGCGACTACCTAAAGGTACTATTGTGATGTGTACATCAAACCTTGAGGGTGAGGGTGTTGGTGATACTATCTACGCACATGAGTTAGATAGAGAGGTGGCTATCAAGATGAAGAATCCATCATTAGATAGTTTACTTGCATACAATTCTGAATTACCAATAGAACAAAAGTATGAGCCTATGATACTTGCTTGGAGTAAAGAGTTTGAGGGTAATGTCTTTGAGAACTATCTTACAAATCCAAATACAGTATGGGGTATTAATCCTAGCACACCTACTAGAAAAGGTATTACTATGCGTGGGTTACATCAGGTGTCTGATGTATTGAAGATTAGAGATAAACTACCTAGTCAAAATGCTTTCGAGTGTTTGGTTACAGGTTTGATTGGTATGGTTGCAGGAACGAGTTTACTAGACTTTCTAAAACATGAGGACAAACTTGTACCGATTGATGAGATAAAAAAGAATCCTGAAAAAGCTAGGGTATCAAGTGATGCAATAGGTAAGTTACTGACCATGTTTAACTTGTCGCAGATGATTACTGATAAAGAATCTTTGACTACATTCAGTAAGTATATTTGTCGCTATGAGGAAAGAGAGTTTAAGAATCTATTCACTAAAACTCTGACTAGAAACAAGTCATTACATAAACACCTATTTACTTGTAAGCCCTACATGACCATTGTTAAAGAATGTGGTAAGGGTGCAGTTGGTCTTGGTGAAAATATTGATTTAGTTTAATTGCCGACATGTCGGCAGAGGGGATAATATGGAACAAAAAAGAGCAGAGGATATTATATCCACACTTAATTCGCAGATAAGTGATAACCCTACTTTCTGTAGACTTGTACGAGTTATGGTACAGACACCCTTTACTGTCTTGCGTAAGGGTGATAAAAAGTACGAGCAGATTCGCACAGGTGCTACTGATGGTAGGATGGTTTACTACAATCTTGATTTCTTCAAGGGTTTGAGTATACCTGAACAGAGGTTTCTTATCTGCCATGAGACAATGCACAATGCCTTGATGCACATGGTGTTTTATCTTGACTACTTTATGAAAAGTCCAATCGTTACGAACATGGCTATGGATGAGGTGGTCAATAATATTCTTGTAAGGTGGAACAAACTACATCTGAAGTATTGTAAGATGAATGGTTTACCTGAAGAAGATTTCATCAAGTTTATCGAGGGTGGGTGTTGTAATCCAAAATATGCGAATTGGAGTTTTCCTCAAGTCTTTGATGATATATACCAAGACCTTAAAGATAAACAAGGTAGTGGTCAAGGAGATGGTGATGGTGATGGTGATGGTGATGGTGATGGTGATGGTGATGATGGTCAAGGTGATGGTAAAGATGGTAAGGGTAAGCCACTTGATAATCACCTTTGGGAAGAAGCTAAAAAAGCCTTCGCCAATCCTGAAGAAGCAGAGAAGATGGCAGAGGATATGCGTCAGGCACTTCGGTCAGGTGAAGCCCTTGCAGGTGTCAGGTCAGGTCTAAAAGATGGTGACTTGGAAAAACTATTTGAAGTTAAGACTGATTGGATAGAAGTCTTGCGTAACTTTATTGTCAGTAGTTGTTCAGGGTATGGTGAGGTCACAAGGCAGAGACCGAATCGCAGGTCGCTAGGCAACGAGATACTTATGCCAAGTCTACAGAGTAAATCTGTTGGTGATGTTGTTATTGGTTATGATGCGTCAGGTTCTGTCTTGTATGATAAAGAACTTGCTACACGATTTTCGTCAGAAATAAAAAAGATTTGTGAGCAAGTCAAACCAAAATCACTTCGAGTATTGTATTGGGATACTGATGTTGAGAAAGTTGAATTTTATAAGCACAATAAACTTTCTCGCTTTGAGGTCGAGGGTAGACCGAGAGGGGGTGGTGGCACTTCACCTGATTGTGTTCCTAAATACTTGGAGAAAAACAATATCAAACCACAAGTAGTTATCATGCTAACTGATGGGTATGTAGATGGTTGGGGTGATTGGGGTAAAGTTAATGCACCTTTACTGTGGTGTATTAAGGGGAGTAATGATACTCCCAATGTTGGAAAAACAGTTGTAATTTAATTTTAATAAGGAGAACTTAACATGGCTACAAAAAAGAAACAGAGTGGTAATCTTGCAGACTTAATCGAGATTGCTTTTGATGCAGTAAAAAAGAAATTTGGGGATAAAAAAGTTGAACTCAAAATATCTAAACACTTTGGTCACAAACTCGACCTAATTAGTTTAAAGGGTGTAAATAAAGCACAACATAATTTTTGGGGTGAGGTTGAAAAAAATGGTCGTGAAAAAAACCTATTAAAGGTTGTCCTTAATCATGGAGCAACATATGATATGCCTGATATACATGCACTTTCCTCTGATATAGATTATCAATCTACTTATCTACCCCTTGAAGTTGATAAGATTTTAAACCTAAAAGATTATGATAGAAGTCTATTTGATTTAGTTGTAATAGGTGACAAATACTACAATGGTTCGGATGGTCAGGGTTTCTACGCAGGATACTATTTAAAGATGTATTTTGGAAATATCTTTTCCGATTTAGAATTAGGTTTCTATGTGGACAAAACTTTGATTGGTGCAGTAGATATTTATACTTCTAGTAGAGGTGGAAAGGGTTTGAGGTTTGAATTACAGTTTAAAGATAATAACAGGTCGCATAGTGGTCGTAGTATTGTGCCTAAAAGTATTAGGTCTATTATCTTTAATACCATGCATGCACCTGACAAAACCGAGCAATTGTTCTTTGAACAAAAACTTAAAGAGTTTAGAAGTACATATAAGTTTGGTGGTGATGATAATTCACATAGAACTCTTAACAAAATTGATAAAGAGTTGACTAGCCTTGTTAATGAAGAAAGAATTAATTTTGGTATTTTGCACCGAGATACTTTCGCTGACACACTAGATAAGTTGGGTAGTTGTATTAAAGAGGTTGAGAGTAGTGAATCTTCCAAATCGTTTTTTAAATTTATAGATGAGTATAAAGATATACTCGCTGACTATAACTATTTGAACACTCTTCTTGATATGAATATGAAAAATCATATGGTGTTTGTTAATTTTGTTAATGATAAATATTCAGTTGTTTCTCATAGAGATGGGGTATATGTCAGAGACTACTATGATTCACCTGAAGATTTACCTGAAGATATACGAGATAAGTATTCGCTACTTTCTAGTAGTGATGAGGATATCTTTTATGTTGGGTTTAAGTTGGGTGATTGCTACGCAGTTAGTCTTTTGTGATAAGTTGCCGACATGTCGGCACACATTGTGAAACCAGTAATAAGGAGAAAGAAACATGAAGAAAAAGAGAATTGAAACTTCTAATGAAGAAAAGTATGAGTTGATTAATGCTTGGGATAAACTTGATAGAGCATGGGATTATATAATAGATATCATTGATTATCCTGATGATTATAGTAAGGAAAGTATAGTAAGTCTTACTGAAGATTATGCTAACTACATATATGAAGCTAGAGAAATATTAGAAGAACTTGGATATAAAGGAGAGGAATGATTATGTATAAATATTATTGTGTTGAGACTACTGTATGTGATTCAGAGGGTGAGTATGATATGCCATCAGTAATGAAGATAGATTCAAAGGTTGATGTTAATAAACATCATGCTGATATTGAGAAAGAATTTATTCTTGAACATTGGGATTCTGAAGCTGAACACAGAGAAGATGATTGGTACTTACCTAGTTGGAATGTAAACAATAGACGCACCTATCTAACTATTGGTAAAGAAATGCCACTTAAGGATTATGCAGTTGTAAAAAAATATATCTATGCTTGGGAATATGAGGGAGAGGAATGATGGATTTAGATTCTATGACAAGAGAAGAGTTAGAACTTTTACTGCATGAGTTAGAAATGCAAAATGGTGGTGAGGGTACAAAGGATATTCGATTCAGACATAAGGTCGAAGATATGATAACTGCAAAAATAATCTATGAGGAGAATGACTATGAGTAAAGAGAATATGCATTATGAAGTCGTTAAAACAAAAGTAGTGCTTGATAGTTTAAAGGCACAATTAGAAAATGCAATAAATGATGCTACAAAGTATTTAGATGAAGCATATAAAAATCAAGCAAGTAATGAACATGATGATATAGAAATTTACGAAGGTAGATTAGAATTAGCACAGGAATTATTAGAATATTTGGAGGAAAAAATATGTTAACAGAAACAGCAAAAGAATCTTTAAACTTGATTGATAAAGATATTACTAGGTGGACTACTAAAAAATTACTTACTGAATGGGAAAACATAGATTCAGATTTTGTCTACGATAGATTGTTAGAAGCTAGAATTATTGTAGAAGCAGGTAAACGAGATATATTTTTGAGGAGATAGTATGCATAAACATATCAGACAAAATTTAGATGGAGTAAATATTTATATAGATTCCAATGTTAAAAATTGTTGTGAAGATTGTGGGTATAGTGGGTATGTCTACGGAGAGCATGGCGAAAGTCAGGTACTCATAGATGAAGCAGAAGTTGTTTGCCCAAAATGCTATTCAAAACAATATTATTGTTGTTAAAGGAGATAGTATGAGTGACAGAAAGTGGGAGTTATTTGATGAGGAGTTTTATGCTCTTTTGAAGAAACATACTGGAGTTGAATTCAATGAAGAGCCAAAAGACTTTGGTTTGTACTGTTCAATGCGAGATAAAATTTGGGAAGAACTGCAAAAAAAGGAAGTGGTATGAATACATTTATATTGGAAGACAGTTTGGTGATTGTAACATCTGCACCTAAAGAAGTTGTTGAAGATTGTTTAAATGGGTCTTGGGAATGTGATGAAGAAATGTTAGAAGATATATCCCAAGAAATAAAAAGTAGGGGTTATAAATGTGAACATTATTTTGGGGAGAAGTTATGAAAGTAAAAGAACTAATAGACTATGGTACTTACTTAACTAAAGGAATGGAGATTAAAGATGGACTTGGATAATATATGTAAGATAATTGATTCAATAAATGAATCAACAAGTAAGCTAGAAGATATGGTAAAAGCTGAAAAGAGTTGGTTGCATGGAAATACTGCCGACATGTCGGCAGACCATGTTGAGAATGTAGTTGGTGAAGAAGTACCCTATGAGATTATAGAAACTGAAGATGACCACCATTATTTTCTAGAAGTGTATGCAAAATTACCGAATGGTAAAAAAGCATATCAGAGTGCTATTCGTATTGAAAAGAAAATCTACAAGTGACACCTGAAAAGAAAGTAAAGAATAAAGTTGTTGCCATTCTAAAAAAGTTTGGTGCATATTATTTTTACCCTGTAATGAGTGGGTATGGAGTGTCAGGAGTACCTGACATTATAGTGTGTTATAAATCTCGATTTGTAGCCATTGAGGTTAAAGCGACACCTAAAAACAAACCCACTCCATTACAACAGAGAAATATAAATACAATTAATTCTAATGGGGGTATTGCAATCGTAGTAAATTGTGATAACATACAAAGTGTAACAAAAGTTTTGGAGAACTTATGAAATTATTTATGGTCGCATATTCGCTGTCTGTTATTTTTTTAATGATAGTATTACCTATAATACTTCTAGTAATACATATTTTGGGGGGATAGAATGATACTTGATAAAAGAATAGATAAGTACTTAAGGGTATTTGATGGTGATGAAATGAAATATCTTTTTGTTTTAGATGAATCGAAAACATATGATGAGGGGGAAGAAGTATGGTCAGCATTTGCAGGGAAAACTTACAAGACAGAGGAATTACGAAGATGGGCGAAAAAGAATGGGTATTTGGTACAAATCGGATTAAGAGCGAAACCCTCGACAAAGAATACACAGAAATACTGGGATTAATAAGTAGCAATACTCCACCACCCCCATGTGAAATACATAATTGCAGGTACAAACCAAGATGTAAAAGTGAATTACTTGCTTGTAAATCGTTCTTAAAATTTCTAAACACAGGTAGTAATGTAGCATCACCATCTCTGCCAACAAGACAAATCTATAGAAAAGGTTTTTATGAATCGCCTTACAATGGTTCTAACACAACAACACCTGATAGTTTATCCCTTGTTGTGTTTGGAGATTCTGCTAAAAAAATTAGTGAGTTTAATTACGATATAAATTCTGAAGATGCAGAACTACAAGGTAAAGAATTTTTTAATTTGTATAAACCACTCGAAGATGCAGGAATTAGGAATCCATTATTATATTTAGCAAAAGAAAAAAATTGGGATATAGGGTTTGTTTACAAGGGAGTAAAGAGATGGCTAACCATAACTTACAATACCAATAAAAGAAAACTAGATAGTCTTATAGGAGAACTAAAAGAAAAAAGCACGAAGCTATTTTCAGGTAATGCACTCACTTTCAATTCAAAACAACAAGGTGAAGCAAGGATGAGAAAAAAGGTTTTACAGGTAGAGTATAGAAGAACATCAAGTAAATTAATATCCCAATTTAAAAAGGGAAAAACTGCGTTAGAAAAAGAAGCAAAAAGAAAAGCAAGGGGGAACTATTGAAATTATTAACGATTGATTTTGAAACATATTACGACAAAGATTTTTCGCTGTCTAAAATAACGACAGAGGAATATATAAGAAGTGAACAGTTTGAAACTATTGGTGTTGCAGTTAAAGAAGATAGTGGAGAAACTAAATGGTATACAGGTGCATTTTCTGAAATAAGAAAAGCATTGAAGCAGTATGATTGGGAGGATTCAGGTTGCCTTGCACATAATGCAATGTTTGATTCTGCAATTCTTACATGGTTGTTTGGCATAAAACCAAAGATGTGGTTCGATACAATGAGTATGGGTAGAGCATTGATTGGTTCATTCCATTCTGTCTCCCTTGCAAATATGTCGAAGTATTATAAAGTCGGTGAGAAAGGCACAGAAGTTTTAAATGCGTTAGGAAAAAGACGAGCAGATTTTTCAGAAGAAGAATTAGAAAGATACGCACAGTATTGCATTAATGATGTCGAGTTAACTTATGCTTTGTTTAGTAAGATTATCAAAGGGTTTCCTCAATCAGAGTTGAGACTTATAGACTTAACGATAAAAATGTTTAGTGAACCAATATTAGAAATAGATGAAGGGTTATTAGAAAAAGAACTAAAGAGTATTGAGGAAAAGAAACAATCCTTACTAAACCAGTCAGGTATGGATTCAAAAACACTTGCGAGTAATAAACAGTTTGCAGAGTTTTTAGAATCTAAAGGTGTTAAAGTGCCAATGAAAATAAGTCCAAGAACAGGCAAACCTACCTATGCCCTAGCAAAATCTGATGAGGGTTTCAAAGAATTGTTAGACCACGAAGATGAGACAATTCAAATTGTAGCGAGTGCAAGGAAGAATATAAAAAGTACAATCAACCAAACAAGAATAGAAAGATTTTTATCTATTGCAGAAAGAGGTTCGCTACCTGTACCTTTGCGTTATTATGCCGCCCACACAGGAAGATGGGGTGGTACAGATAAAGTCAATCTACAAAATCTACCAAAGAATAAAATGCGAGAGGGTATCATTGTACCGTCAGGTCACACACTCATAGATGCAGATTCTTCGCAGATTGAAGCAAGAGTTTTATGTTGGTTTGCAGGTCAGGAAGATATGCTAAACGCATTTAGAACAGGTCAAGATAACTATAAAATTATGGCAAGTAAAATATATGGTAAGAAAGTTGAAGATGTAACACCTGCTGAAAGATTTATCGGTAAGACTTGTGTATTAGGTTGTGGATATCAAATGAGTTATTCCAAGTTTCAAGGCACGATTAAAAATGCAGGGGTAGATATGACAGAAGAAGAATGTAAAAAGATTGTCTATGCTTATCGAGATTCTGCAAGGTATATATCTGATTTATGGTATCAAGGTCAAGACTTATTACGAAACTTATGTAAGAACAAGATATCCAAGTTTGGTAAAGAGGGTATAGTTACTCCCTTTCTTGATTCATTACAGCTACCAAATGGTATGCACATTCACTACAGAGATTTAAGAGAAATAGTAGTTGAAGAAGAAGATGGTATTAGAAAACAAATAGTTTATCAATCAAGAGATAAAGAACCAAAATATATTTATGGTGGAAAACTAACAGAGAATGTTGTTCAAGGATTAGCAAGGATTTTAATAGCAGACCAAATGTTATTAATTGCCAAGAAGTACAAGGTTGTGTTTACTGTACATGATGCGATTGCGTGTGTTGTTCCGATAGAAGAAGCAGAGGAAGCAATGAAGTATGTCGAGGAATGTATGAGTTTTGTACCATCTTGGGCAGAGGGTCTACCTCTCACATGTGAGGTAGGTAATGGAAATAGTTATGGAGGTATATCAAAATGAATTGGAAAACCACAAACAAGGAGAAAAGTGATGCTAGTAATGAGAAGAAAAGCGAGAAGAATGTACAAGAGGACATGGTTAACCACCCTGCACACTATAAGGTGGGTGGTATCGAGACCCTTGATTTTATTAGGGCTAAACTTGGTGTTGATGGGTATGTTGGCTATTGTGTTGGGAATGTTCTAAAGTATCTTTCACGAGCTGGGCATAAAGACCGAAAGAAAGTACAAGAAGATTTAAAGAAAGCTGAATTTTATTTAAAGGAAGCTATTTTGATTGGCGAGAAAGATGACGGATAAAATAAAAGTATTACCCACCATTACTAAAAAACAAATGGGTACATCTGCTGATGTCATAAAACTGTTGGAGGAATTTAAAGAGCAGATAAAAGATAGAACAGATGTATCTAAATGTATTGTTATTGGTTTTGGTGGTGATGGTATCAATCCATTAATTAGTTATGGGTTTACTAAAGACCTGCCTTTGTTTGAAACAGTAGGGGTATTAGAATATATGAAGCAAGAATTAATTGTTGGTGGCGAAGAGTAATTTATGTATACTCTGTATTACGGTATAGATAGTGCAAAGGGGTACAACATATGAGTTTAGCTTGGTCATATTCTAGTTTAAATCTTTTTCAGCAATGTCCAAAGAAATACTACCATTTAAAGGTGGCTAAAGATGTTGTTGAAAAACAAACACAGGCATTACTATACGGCAATAAAGTGCATAAAGTTGCAGAGGAGTATGTGGCTAATGATGTAGAAATACCTGAAGCATACCAAATGTTTAAAGAACCTATCGATAAAATTAAAAATATGAAAGGGGAAAAACATTGCGAATTAAGATTAGGTATGACTAAAGACTTGAAACCATGTGATTTTTTGGCTGATGATGTATGGTGGAGAGGTATCATTGACCTCTTGATTGTTGATGGAGATAAGGGTAAGATAATAGACTATAAGACAGGGAAAAACAGTAAATATGCTGACACCAAACAACTCGACTTATTTACAGTAGCGGCTTTTACTCACTTTCCCCATCTTAATTCTATAAAAGCAGGGTTGCTTTATTTAGTGACCAACGATTTTATCACAAAATCTTATGAAAAGGGAGATGTTATTGGTATTGCGTCTAACTTTTTTAAAGAGGTAGATGTCATGGACACTTGTTATAAAGAGGATGTTTGGAACGCAAAACCAAATTTTACCTGCTATAGATTTTGTCCTGTATTAAGTTGTCCACACAATGGGAAAGGGTAGCTATGTCCACAAAGAAAAGAGACTACAAAAAAGAATACCAACAACAAAAGAGGAGAATCGCAAAGAACAAATCTGTTCACGAAGCGAGAATGGAGAGACAACGAGCAAGAAGAAAACTTGATAAAAAAGGTGTCAATAGAAAAGGAAAAGATATTGCACACAAAAAAGCATTAAGTAAAGGGGGTTCTAACAAAGATGGATACAAACTACAAAGTCCAAGTAAGAATCGTTCATTTAAACGAAACGGGGATAAATCTGTAGCATAAAATGCAAGTAGTAGAAGATAGGGGATTATTGGTTAGAGTTTACGACCCTGACCGAATTACTGATGCCATTGAAAAAAGTAAAGTTGTAAAGAAGAATGGGGATGTATATGAGGTATTAGTACATTGGGATTTGGAGAACGCACAAAAATTAGCAGGTATAGGTCTAAAGAATGTAATGTCCACTATGGACAGAGATTACAAGTATGAAAGTTTTTACTCACCTTTTGACCATCAAAAAAAGACTGCTTCGTTTTTAAGTTTATATAAGAGATGTTTTTGTTTTAATGAACAAGGCACAGGTAAAACTATGTCTGCGATATGGGCATGTGATTACTTGATGAGAATGAAACAGATAAAAAGAGTGTTAATTGTATGCCCTCTTTCGATTATGCAGTCTGCATGGCAGAACGATATTATGAGAACTGTAATTCATAGAACTTGTGATATTGCTTATGGAACGGCTGACAAAAGAAAAAAGATATTAAAACAAGATTCTGAATTTGTAATAATTAATTATGATGGTATGGAGATTATCGAGAAAGATATTATAAAAAATAATTTCGATTTAATTATTATAGATGAAGCAAACGCATATAAAAACACACAAACAAAAAGATGGAAGTGTTTGAATAGAATTATAAATGCGAATTCTAATATGCGACTTTGGATGATGACAGGTACACCTGCGGCTCAATCACCAGTTGATGCTTATGGTCTAGCAAAATTAGTAAATCCAAATAAAGTACCTAGGTTTGCAGGGGTGTGGAAAGATATGGTTATGTTAAAGGTGTCTCAATTCACATGGATTCCAAAAGAAAACTCTAATACTACTGTACACAAAGTATTGCAACCTGCGATAAGATTCACAAAAGAAGAGTGCATGGATTTACCTGCTATAACCTATCAGACTAGAGATGTACCACTTACAAAGCAACAAGAAAAATATTATAAAGATATAAGAAACAAGATGTACATTGAAGCTGCTGAAGAAGATATATCGGCTGTAAATGCCGCTGCTCTAATGCAGAAACTACTTCAGATAAGTTGTGGGGCGGTCTATTCCGATACTAAAGAAACTGTAAGGTTTGATGCAAAAGATAGACTAAAGGTTATAAAAGAGATTATTGATGAGACTTCAAACAAAGCACTAATATTTGTGCCATTTAGAAATGCAATAGAGATGGTAAGTGAGTTTCTAAATAAGAAAAAAATTAATAATGCAGTTATAAACGGTGCAGTTTCTGCGTCAAAAAGAGGTAGTATATTTAGTAGGTTTCAAACAGAAGATGACTTAAAAGTTTTAGTAATTCAACCACAGTCAGCCGCACATGGGGTAACCTTAACCAGAGCGGATACAGTCATCTGGTTTAGTCCTACCACAAGTTTAGAAACATATATTCAAGCTAATGCTAGAGTGCATAGAGCAGGGCAGAAAAATAAAACTACAGTTATTAATATACAAGGTAGTGCTGTAGAAAAAAGAATATACACGCTTTTAAGAAACAAGGAGAACATTCATAACAAAATGATTGATTTGTATAAACAAGAAATTAATTAAAAAATACTTGCACATTACACATTAAAAGTGTATAGTTAAGTTTTGGGGATATAACAAAAAGGAGAACAATATGTCAGAAGAAAAGTCAGGTATGTTTGATGCCGAAAGACTTCTAACAGCTTTCATAAACATTAGGGATAAAAAGGAAGCATTAGAATCGGAGTATAACGAAAAGGTTGAAAAACTTACCCAAAGCCAAAACTTAATAAGAGAAAAACTTAATGAGATATTTCAAAAGACAAATATGGAATCTATTAAGACAAAGGTGGGTACTGCTTATCGTTCGATAAAAACTAAATATGGAACTAACGATTGGGAAAGTTTACATAATTTTATCATTGATAATAAAGTACCTGAAATGCTACAAAAGAGAATCAACGCAGGTGTTATGAAGGAGTGGTTAGAGAAGTATCCTACTAAAATACCTAAAGGTTTAAATACATTTAATGAATATCAAATTACTATAAGGAGAAAGAAATGAGTGATATTATTCCATTCCAAGACGGTAAACCAACAAACTTACCTTCATATTTAAAAGACGCAACTACTGCCACTACAGTTGCTTTAGCAGGTGGTGAATCTAGTGGGTTTAAACGCATATCTATAAAAGGTAATGTGTTTAGACTTATGGAAAGTGGGCAACAAGTAGCCGAGAGTGATGAGAGGTTTATGAGGATTGTCGTTGTAGATGTCGCACCTGCAACAGGTCGTAGTTATTATGCAGGTTCATATAAAGAGGGAGAGAATAGTGGGCCTACTTGTTGGTCATCTGATAGTGTCAAACCTGATGAATCTGTCGAAGAACCACAGGCAGTAACTTGCGGTGCGTGTCCTAACAATGTCGATGGTTCAGGTCAAGGTGGTAGAGGTAGAGCATGTAGATATGCACACAAAATATCGGTTGTACTTGCTGATGATATAGAGGGAGATATCTATGCTATGAATATACCTGCTACTTCTTTTTATGGTAAAGGTCAAGCAAAGACAGGTATGCCACTTCAAGCATATGCTAAATATTTAGCTACGGGGAAACTACCTATCGAATCTATCGTAACTGAAATGCGTTTTGATTCTAACTCACCTGTACCCAAGTTACTTTTCAAAGCGGCTGGTATGTTGCCTGAAGAAAAGTTTGGGGTAATCATGCAGAGGAAAGAAGAAACAGCTAGTAAAATAGCTGTAGGTAAAACCAAAAGAGATTCAGGTGGAGGGGAAACTCCTGAACCAGTAAAGGTTGATAAACCAAAAGTAGAGGAGAAGTCTAAAAAATTAAATGATATTTTAGATGAGTTTGATAAGTAAAGAACGAGAGGGGGAAACCCCTCTATTTCTTATAGGAGATATTTATGGCATTATATTTAAAAACACAAGAAAAAATACAAAGACTATTAGACAAAAATTCACAGTCTATGGAGGGAAGTTTAGTAAAGTTTTTTACTCACATACTAGATTGTAACAAGGGGATTGAGGAGATTGCAAAAGAATTAAATCTTACGAAAAAAACATTATATAATTGGTTAGAGTTTAGAAGCACACCAACTAAAAACACAACTGCGAAAATAAAAATTTGGTTAAATGAGTTGCAGGGATAGGAGTATTAGCTATGAACATGCAACAATTTTTCGAAAGGGTTTTACCTGAAGAAGAAAAAGGTAACTATTATTGTGTAACGCATTTTTCGAATACATTTCATAAGGGTACTGAGTTTAGAGAATCTAAACAAGATATCGTAGATATAGTAAAAGGTTGGGAAAACTCTAAAAATCCTCTCACTAGACAAACAGAGAAGTACATTGGTATGGCTTCTTTGAGTAGTAGTAAAGCACGCAATCAGCAAAATGCGGTGTCGAATAAATCATTGTTTATTGATATTGATTGTAAAGGTCTAACTACTGCTAAAGAGGATAAAGAGTATAACTACGATTCTAAAGAGAAAGCACTAAAAGATTTAAATAGATTTTTACAAGTGACAGGGTTACCAAAACCACTCATTTTAGATTCAGGATACGGACTACATGTACATTGGGTATTAAGTAAATCTATACCATCAGTAGAATGGAAAGCACTAGCAACTAGTTTAAAAAGATTAACCCATAAATATGACCTACACAATGACAGAGGGCTATCAACTAACGAAGTTTGTCTTTTAAGGATACCTGAAACTCATAACTATAAAAACAAGGAGGACATAAAAGAAGTAAAAGTAATACAAGAGGGGGATATAACAGATGTAGATAAAATAGAACCTTTACTACAAGGCCCACGCAGTAGTGAAATAGTAGCTAAACTACAAGATAAAATAAAAGATTCTGCTACAACAATACTAGCGGCTACATCTCTCGGTGCAAATATTGATTTTTCTTTTAAGAAAATTGTAAATAGAAGTATGAATGGTACTGGCTGTAATCA